TTGACCCCCCTACCATAGAAGAGAAGGCGGCTTGCACCGCCCCCTCAATTTTTTAGTTTACGACATAGTGAATGACGAAAGACATATCTCCACCAGTACCACCAGCAGCCGCCATAGTAGCAGCTATGTAGTAGTATCCACCGGGATCTGAGCTATCGCCAGCCAGTTCGTACATTTGCTGTCCGCAAGTATTGATGTCTGCGGCCTCAAAGCGAACGTCTGCCATAGCACCAGCATCAGCTACCGCTGTGGCGAATACGTCCTCATCTTTGACCACTCCGGCTGTTGTATAGATGCCTACGTTGAAGGTACAAGAACCACCAAGCGTATCAGAACCTATAAACAGTGCGGCAACAGATGCGTTACTGGGGATAGGTGCAAGCATTACAACATCATCATTGTCACTGTCACCAGTTCCCAATGCGATTGTACCAGATGCAACTCGTAACACACCGTGAAGGTTGTGAGACTCGTTGGCAACTTGCGGAGTAGCTTCAAAGTTTGCTACTAAATCTGAATTTTTAGTACCCATAACTTACCACTCCTTTAAGCTGATTCGTCACAGTCAATCTGGACAACTTTTTCTTCTTCCATGCGAGTGGAACCGATGCTCATGCAATAGTAGACTTGCGTTGCGTAACCTTTGTCGGAACGCTCATCTATTCTTGCCATCACATCTTTACCAATCGCCAGAGCAAGACCATCCTCTGCCCATGCAAAACATGAACGGATGTTGCCAGCTTTTGACAGACGGTTTGATACAATAAAGGTAAAGCCCATAAATTGATTGACCTCACCTTGTACGAGAGCCTTTACAGTATTGAAATCACTAGATGTTACGCTTGTATCACCTAACAATGCTTCAATCTGATCTGGGCCTACAGCTACATACCGTGGGATTGACGGATCAACTGAAGCCAAGTCTAAGGTCTTTTTAGCAGTCCTTAGTTTTGCAACTGTCAAATCCGCACCACCGTTGGCAATTTGCTGACCAGCAGGAAGCGCAGTAGATGTGCTGCCTGTCTCACCAGTAAATGCTGTACCCAGTGCTGCTGAGATGATCTCATCGTCCATTGCACGGCCTAATGCAAAAGCAGCAGCTTGTGCGTAGGCAGAGGTTGGATCAATGAGCATACGAACCTTGTCTTGCTCGTCAATCAAATCAGCATATTCATAGTCAACAAGTGACACCCGGCGTCTTGCATGGGGTGTGTCGATCTGTGGAGTGTCGGCGTGGCGCGTTGTACGCTTTTGCGCTGTAGCCTTGCCCACTTGATCAAAAAAGGCGTTTTTGCCCTGCATACTCTCTACACGAACAGCATCACGCAAGAGCGAACCCTTTTGCTGTGATAACATCTGCACGTTAGCAGAATATTGCTGGACAAATGCCGTGGTTACATCAATAGACATCTCTGTCTCCTTTTACCAAAATGACATTTGATTTGCAGATTGCTACCCGACAGCGCGGACACTCCTAGAATTTTTGGCCTTCTTGTGGCCTTCGTCTTTCCGATTGTCAGCAGGACGAGTATCCTCGCTACCCTGCATCACCCACTCGTAGTATTTATCTGCGAGTAGATGAGGCTGTATCATATCACGACTTGTACCATTTTCAACAGCTAGTCGCAAACATTCCAGCCTAATCTCTTTTGTTGTCAAACCGTCAACCATGTAAGACTTCCATTAACTCTGCTACTCTACTTACCGCACGGTCACGCGCAACAGAATCTTTTCCAGTATAATCTGGGCCTTTCATTATTGCATCAACCTCTGCCTGTGCAGTTTGTTTTGTCATATGATTGACCTGTGACTTTTCTGCAACAGTATCTTCACTTGTTACAGATTGCTTGAAACCAGCAAATTTTGCAAATGCTTTTATAAACTCAGGATGATCCCCTAAGTTTGTTCCGTCCTCAAGAACAATCCTTGTGATGGCCTGAGTGTCTGATAACTCATCTGCAAGCCCCATAGCCAACTCAACATTCTTGTCGTAGTTAGACCCCCACTCTGCTTTGAGTTGGTTGCTGGCATCTACCTGTGATTGATGTCTTTTGTCTGCATCAGCTTTCACAGTTCCTTCCACACGGTCTTTATAATAATTTAAAACACCGTCTACTTGCGCTGGTGTAAGTCTTTGCGAATGAGCCATCTCTGCAAAATCTTGCGCCACATCTTCTGTGATGACGTTCCCATCTACAGCTATTTCATACCCTGATGCGGCCTCTGGTCTTCCAAGTCTAGTAGCAATCCTGTCAAGGTCTTCGTCTGTAGGATTTGCTGGTAATGGTAGCTTGTCAGCACCAATCAGCTTCTGACTATTGACGTATGACCTAGCTAAATTTTGTACATCTTTTATAGGTGAAAGACTTGGATGCTCTCGCAAGTCCTCTGGTATCATGTTCAAAAACTCGTTACCAGACCCACCTGATGCTACCTCTGCTGGCGTTTCAATCGCTGGAGCAGGGGTTGCCTCTGGTTGGGCTACCTGTTCGGCGTTTTCTAATGACATTATGACTCCTCTCTCATCATGTTGTAGATATGAAGAATTACGGCCCTCTTGCCTTCTTCAAATGCTGTTGCATTGGCATCGCCAGCAACATAGCTAAGTGTCTTATAGTTACACCTAGCTTCCAGATCAGTTAAGATTTTAGCCCCACTGTCTGTATTAAATGTCTGCCTATAAAGATCTTTTGTTTTCTCTATCTCTTTGTTCACTTGCTTACCATTCTAGTAGCTTGGGCTAACTGTGCTATATCTTGGACATCTTGTGACTCTTGAGCAGCCGCTGCCTGTTGCTGCTCTGCTTCAGCCCTTGCTTGTCTTGCTTGCTGTATTTCAGCAGTAGATCTTAGAGTTGTTTTAGGAACGCCAAGAGATTCAGTAACGTGCCTAACCAATCCATCTGGGTCTATGTGATCTCCGACAGGAAGCATTTGAGCAAGTGGCATTAGTATTTCCAATGCCTTCATTGTGCTGTTGAGGCTGCTTGATTTTTGTGCGCGAGCAAGTGGTGAGATATATTCAATGTCTACATCACGCCCTTGCAATATTTCTGGTGGCTCTTGCACCATTTCAGCGCGAACCATCAAGGCAAACACACGGTCAATCAACGGACGCAACATCTCATTCTTGAGCCTGTCTAGGGCTGGGCCAATCACTCTTAACTGCTCTTCCCGTCTTTGCAAGATCTCTGTAGCGGTCATGTTAGGCCCACCGCCTGTTAGAAGCTGGTCAACAAAGAACGCGGATCTGATAGCACCCCTGCGCTGTTCTTCCATGTTTATACCAATAGGTATGTTTGCGCCTGTATTTAGAGGCGTGATTGTATCCCTGCTACCGCTTCTAAAGAAGTTCAATCCCCCCGGCTGCGTTCTAATGGGCAAGAGGAACCCATCATCAGGAACAAGTAGGGGAGGATCTATTTGTTTCTGGGCAGCTTGTATGATTGTCTTAGACATCAAGTTCAACATCTTGACATCAGGCAACGCAACCATCGCAGGGGAACGCCCCATTGTTTCACCAGTTGCCTTCAAATATCGTGGAACAATGTAAGGGAACTCTTGGAAACCACTTTCAGAAAGCATAGCTGACGACTGCATATCAATGTAGATTGATGCAAACGGCATGTTCTTGTTGTCAATCTTTGTCTTATCCCTGTCCTCTCTAGGGATAACAACATGCAGTATTTCTACTTCTTCATCAGGCTTGTCTTGGTTCTTTTTAGCTATGTAGTCGGTTACGTTCTCTATGCCAAACCTTTGCACCACCTGACGCACAGGAGACTTGTATGATCGGAACACTGTATCAACCATACCAAACTGATTTTCTTGTATGTAGAACTCTGATATGTGCCGGGTGCTAAAACGTAACGCACCATCTTCCATCTCGACAAACATGCAACCTGTGCCAAATACAACAAGGTCAACGTACATCTCATGCACTTCAGTTCCAAAGTTTGACTGATCAAATCCTCTAAGCATCCTCTGACTTGTATCTTGTAGCCATTCACGCACATCATCATCACGCCCAATTTCTTCATCTTTCATGTCAAGATGGAACCAAGGGGCAGCACCGCTTGTAAGAAGGCCATGAAGACTAGACGACAGAAGATCTACAGCTTGCAATGCTGTGCCATCAAAGATAAGTTCCATGCGCTTATCGCCTTTAGAGCGACTTTTAACAACGTCAGCTTTTCTTGGAAGCATGTAATCAGCCAACTCTTGATAGTGACTGTTCCAGTTGTCACGCTGGGTCTTGAGGTGATCGTAGCGTCCGATCAGTTCTTTGATGCTGTTCATGTGCATGATTTACCCCAGTAAAGTTGGTGTGCCGCCTGATGATGTCTGTTGCTGTTCTTCACTAAGTGCGCCAGCAACTATAGTAGACCCAGCACCTTTTTTCTTCCGTGCCTTTTTTGCAGCTTCATCAGCCAACGCCGCTGCGCGTTCTGTATCCTCATCACCCGCCTGTGCTGGTGGTGGCGGTGGCGGTGGTGCTGGCGGTATGTAAATCTTAGGCTTCAAAAATCCCATTATGCACTCCCTGTTGGTGCTTTAGGACTAGGCTTGGCATATGTTACCCCATACCCTTCCATAAGCGTACCAGCCGCACCAGAACGCTTTAAAGCCCTTGTGCGCCGTGTGCCTCTTCCCATAAGTGTTTCATCGTCAGGAACAACCTCTGGCGTTACTTCTGGTGTTGTCTCTGGAGAATCAGGCATTTCGCCAAGCATCAATCTGCGTTCTTCATCTGTAGTGCCAGCAATAATATCAAAGCTTTCTTTGCCTATCTTTTTAATAGGGTCTTCAATGCCTTTCTCAATGACATCTCCAACGCCTTTGGTAAGATCTTTTGCTGCCTTCTTCACAACTTTGAAAACACTGCCCATATCTAACTCCACTTATGAAATCCAAGCTTAGATGTTTGCGGCCTAAACCAAAAAAAACTTTTATAACCTTTTTTTAGTAACATACTTTTGACAGTTCTGAAACCTATTGTGGTATTACGCCTACCGCCAAGAGATATAAAGTCAATTATCCAAGGGTCTTTGCCCTCTCCATAAAATCCGTCTTTTGGAAACCTGTGGTCTAACAAATAATCTTTTATGTTGTTTGCGCTTGGGAACGCCCATGTCGCAAAGCAAATTGGTCTAGCCTCATCTCTTACAATTAGATACTGCTCCAAACTATAAGGCGTTTTTATCATGTCCATAAAATCTTCTTTGCTATACCAGTTATGGTAATCGCTTGATCTTATTAGATAAATTATGTCCTCTATATCTTGTGTTGTCATATCGTGAAGGGATTATATTCATTGACCGCAACTTTCTGCGGTGCGCGAACAGCAGTTTGTCTATTCTCCATCCCAACAGCCAGATACCTAAACGCATCCGCAGCATGAGAAGTGAAGTCATGCCTTGGATGATCCCTAAACATTTTTCTACGTTCATCCCATTCTTGCCTATACTGTTTTAGCATTTCTACGCCTTCAGCGCATTTATCACGATCACAGTGACATTTAGGTATCAATACTCTGGCAGCGTTGATACCATCAGCGACTTTCATTTTCGGGATGACTTTGAACCTGATGCCGAGGCTGAACGCCGTTTCGAGGCGGCTTTTACCTGACCCGATTTCTCGCACTTCAATATCGTGCGGAGCCAAGTGATCACCCCAGTGGTAATCTTTTTGGCGTAAGACTTCAGCGTAGTGATCCAAGCCAACACCGCTGCTTTCATAGTAATCAATAACATTTACTGCTCCACTTCTAAATATCTGGGCAAACCAGATGGCTGTTGAATCGTTTATCCCCAGATCCCACGCAGTATGCACAGGGTAGGCTGGGTCATACGGCACTCTGGTAATCCTGTGATTATCTTCTGCATCTGCCAGTAGTCTGCCGTAATACGCACCAATGATAGCCGCTGTAAACGAACACTCATACTCTTGCTCATATTGTTCTAGTGTCATTTGTGATTGGGCAGCTTCTAACTCGCCTTC